ATTACACTCTGAGGGTGTTGTCAGAAAAGAGAAATCAGGCAAAGCAAACCTGATTGAGTCGGTAAAAAACTACATCGCCAAGTTGCGAGAAAAGCAAAGACCAGCAGCGGCACTGGTCGAAGGAGTTGCGGACATTGAAACTTCCAAAGCGAGAAAAGAGCAAGCAAACGCAGGATTAGCAGAGCTTAAACTTGCGGAGGAAAAAATGGAAGTTGTCAGAATCGCAGAGATTGACGCGAGAGACGCAAGGATTGGCGCGGCAGTGCGAGCAGCAACCATGAAACGCAGATCAGAACTACCCCCAATTCTGGAGGGGTTAAGCGCAAATCAGATTGCGGCAATTCTTGACGAGCGGGACAGGGAATTTTTAGAAATGCTGGCAGATCATCAAAGCGAATTTTGGGAGCGCAGGGACAAACTAAAAGCAGTGATAGATAATGAGTGATGCATTTTGCCGTGCGGTTCGACCGCCGTCTGATTTACAAGTTGCCGATTGGTGCGCTCAAAACGTCCACATTGTCGGATCAGAGCGTTCATCGAAATTTGACATTGACCAGTTCCCTTGGTGGCGTTTTCCGATGGAACAAATTCGCAACCATGACATTCAGGAGATTTATGTTACCATGCCAACGGGCAGCGGAAAATCGACAATGGCAGAAGCTTTATTTTGCTACATTGTCAGTGAGGATGCTGGAAATCTTTTATATGCTTCACAAGCCAATGATAAAGCTAAGTTTTGGGCAGAGTCTCGATTATTGCCAGCATTGAAAAAATGCAAATCACTGGAGACATTGTGGCCAGAAGATCGGCATAGTTCGCGCAAGACTGAAATCATTTGGCCGCACATGGCAATGCAGTTCGTAGGAGCTAACCTTACAAACTTCCAAGAGGTATCTGTGCGCTACGTTTTTGGGGACGAGGATTGGCGATGGGACAACGGCTTAATAAAAGAAGCACTAGCGCGGCATCATGAAAGATGGAATCGCAAGGGCTTTTTCATGTCTCAGGGTGGAGATAAAGACAAAGAGTGCCATCAAAAAAGGGAGCTTGCAACCGAGTATATTTACAAATGGTCGTGTCAAGGCTGTGGAAATTACCATGATTGGAGCGATGTAAATCTAAAATACGACATCATAAAAAAAGACGGAGAACTTGACCGACAAGCTACTTGCGACACGGCGCGTATTGAATGCCCAAACTGTGGTAACGTTCACAAAGATCACATTCAAGACCGCAGAACTCTTTGCGACTCAAGCTCATACATACTGGAGAGAATCGGCAGCAATCCAAAAACCGTTTACATCCATGGCGTGACACGGCTCACGATGTGGTGGGTATCTTACAGCGAAGTTGTCGGCAGGATTATTGACGCGAAAGATCAACTCAACAACGGACGAATTGACCCGTGGAAGCAGTTGCGGCAAAAAGATTTTGCAGAGTATTGGGATAATAATTTTATTCCAGACAAAAAGGAAATCGCCATAGGTGACTTCTCGAAAGAGGAACTAAGCGCAACACCAATCGAAAACGAGCATGGTCGATACATGACGGTTGACTGCGGTAAGGGGCATTTCTGGCATATTGCAGCGGCATGGGACAAATCAGCGAAGGGCAAAGTTCTTTCTGAGGGCTACATTGATAGCGAGGCAAAGCTAAAAGAAATCGAAAAGAAAGCAGGCATCGCGGCAAGCAATGTCTTTGTCGATATATCATGGGACACGGAAGACTTGGATGTTTTAGCCATGATTGAGCGCAACGGATGGACTGGCATCAGGGGTAGTGACAAGCTGGAGTTTACCCATCAAACGCAAGACGGCAAACAGGTTGCCAAACCGTATTCAAAATACGGGCGCATGATGACGAAGAGCAAGCAAATCGTGCGTTATTTTTTCGTTTCATCGAAACGATTTAAAGACGACATGGACGGCATGCTAAACGCTGGCAGAATCGAGCTGCCGCTTGATGTAAGCGATAATTTCCGCAATCACCTAAAAGCGGAAATAAGAGCCGAGACGACAGACGCAAAAGGCAACGTCACACAGTTTTGGAAGACGCTCAATCGCAATAACCACTTGTGGGACTGCTTGTATTACAATGTCGCCGTTGCTTACGTGCGCGGGGTTTTTAAGAATGAATGAGAGCCATTCCTAAAACCGATAATAGCGGCAAAGTAGGGCAAAGAGCGGCAATCAAAAAACCTTTACCGATTTCCCCGCGAAAGAATGAACCCAGTGAGAAAATCACGTAGGCGACAATCAGCGGGATGCACAACCAGAAAAGCGCAGGAATAAAGCTTGATGCAATAATGGTTACAACTGTGGAAATGATGCAGAATTTCATAGCGGGATCAGATTGATCTTTTCGCGGTTATTCACAAGAAAAAAATTGACTTTATTTAGAAACTAAGCAATATCGCGGTGGACACACTCACAAAAATGAAAGTAATGCTAGCGAGAGACTACCAAAACGAAGACGTAAAAGGATTCTTCGCGTCTGAAAAGCTTGATGGCGTTCGCGCTATTTGGGATGGCGAAAAGCTTTGCACGAAGAATTTCCGCATAATCAATGCCCCTGATTGGTTTGTTTCTGGACTTCCAAAATACGCGCTTGATTGTGAACTTTGGGCAGGACGCGGACGCTTTCAATTTGCTGCAAACGTAGTCAAAAGAAATAAAGCTGACAATCCAGATTGGCGTGAATTGCGACTTTGTGTTTTTGATTTGCCAAGCACAAAAGGCAATTTGTCTCAGCGCATGGAGATCATGAAATCAATCGTGATCACTCACGTTGAAATTTTAGAGCAAATCGAAATCAAAGACGAAAAGCATTTGAAGCATTTGTTTGATTCAGTGAAATCCAAAGGCGGCGAAGGACTGATGTTGCGACAGTCGTCCGAAGAATACACGCACGGCAGGACTGATTTACTACTCAGAATGAAAGACCACGCCACAGACGAAGGCGAGTGCATCGCCATAATTGATGGCGCGGCTCATTTGAAATGGCGAGGAATCATCGTGAAAGTCAAAGCGAATACCATGAAAATCGGTGATAGCGTGACATTCAAATACAATGGATTAACCGAAAACGGCATTCCACGGCACGCAAGATTTATTGCCGTTCGGGATTACGAATGAAATAGCCGAAAAAATTTCTTGACGCAAGAAAAATTGATCGCGCAATACGCGCATGAATCTTGCACGGCTAGCATTGTCAGCAGCAAAAGGCACGCGAACAAACGCAGTTGCCATGCAATCAGTTCGCGATGAATATACCGCTCTTTCTTTGGAGCTTTTAACATCACCAGACGCTGGCAAGGAACTGACAAGCGCAACGGTAAACGGTCAAACATTCTCACAGTCAACAACCATCACAAAAGCTAGCAGGCTATTACTACTTGAGCGTGTTGTTTGGCACTATGACAACGGTTTTAATTCCACAACCCGAACCCGCGTTTTCTTCTCATGATCGTTGACCAATACGGAAGCCCCTATGTAAAATTTGCGCACGCTGCCACGCGTGATTCTCGCCGTTCGCCGCAATATGACAATCGGGAGGGTGACATTGACAAGCTAATCCCCATGAATGACCGCAGAACGCTGGCGGCATTGTCACGGCGTTTGTATACGAACATGGGAGTGCCACGCGCTGCAATCAATCAAAAGGCTGATTACAGCGTAGGTGAGGCATGGCTACCAACCTACACTGGCGGCGATAGAGACGCAGGAAACGCAGCTACTCAATACCTAATCAACGTCTTGTATCCTAACTGCGATATTCGCGGCGGCATGTATGACTGGCAAACTGATTTAAGACTGACAAGCATCGCCATGGATAGAGACGGTGGCGATTTCACGCTTCTAACTTACGATTCAAGTGGCACGTTTCCGCAGTTTCAATCTATCCCATATCATCAATGCTGGAGCAAAGGCGCGGCAGATGGCAAGCCATTGACTGAAGGCAAATTCAAAGGCGCGGTAATTCGCGATGGCGTAATTTATAACACAGCAGGCAGGCCGATTGCGTATCGAATCAGCACTGGAACGGAATCGACAGCATTTGAGGATTTCCCCGCATACAAAATCGTTCATGGTTTTAACCCCGAATGGCAGGAGCAAGGGCGCGGATTACCAAGCTTTACGCACGCATTAGAGGATTTGAAGCATTGCCTACAATCCACGGAATACGAGCGCATCCGTCAAATGATTGTTTCAAGCATTGGACTTGTCGAACACAATGACATTGGCGGCCCTGACTTGGATGATCCTGCAAATGGAGACATGCCTTGCAATTCTGGAAGCGGCATCACTTTCGAGCGTTTACAAGCGGGAACAAATCGCTATTTTGTAGCTGGAAGCGGCAGTAAAATCGAAACAATCAAACACGAAAACCCCGGCGATATTTGGGAATCATTTCATGATCGCATGATCCGCATGAGCTTGATCGGCATTGGCTGGTCATACTCAATGACATGGAAACCAGCGGGACAAGGCACGGCAGAACGCGCAGAAGTTGAGCGTGCACGTAGGGCTATTCTTGCCCGTCAAAAGGTGCTGAAATACATTGCCAAGCGCAAGCTTGAATACGCTTATGCGGTGCTTGCTGCCAACAAAAAAATCACACAAGTTGCCGCGCCGTTTTCTTGGTCGTTTACCATGCCGCCCCGCTTGTCAGTCGATGACGGACGCGAGGCGCAAATGATGCGTGAAGGATTCAAGCTAGGAACAACCAACCTTGGCGACATTCTGGAAGCGCAAGGAACTACACTCACAGAACACTATACCGAACGCGCCGAGGAAGTGGCAATGCGCAAAGTAATCGCCGCGCAAGTATCAGAGAAATATGGCGTTCCAATCGAAGATCGCGAAATGGTGATGCTCACGCCAAACGAAATGAGCCAACAACAATCAAAGCCAAATGAAGAACCAACTGCATAATCACCTAGCGACTCAAATCTTTTATTGGTGCGATGCTTCACAGCTTCACTCAGCGATGAACGCTAGCCTTGATGATATTGAATTTGATGATTTTTTCAACCTACGCCCCGCGCCTAGTATCGAAAACGGAATCGGAGCGGTATCCATTCAGGGGATGCTGACAAACGGAGTTCCAGCGATTTACGAAAAACTTGGAATCGTGACAAGCTATGATGCAATTAGAGCGGAATCACAAGCATTGATAGACCAAGGTGCACAAGCAATTGTTTATCGTATCAGCAGCGGCGGTGGCAGCGTAAACGGCGCGATTGAAACCTCTCGATGGATTGCCTCGCTAGGTATTCCAACAGCGGCAATCGTTGATTCTTGCGCATGTTCAGCCGCCTACATGTTAGCGAGCGCAACAAATCATATCGCCATTTCCGAAACGGCGCAGATTGGCAACATCGGAACGATCATGAGCTGGTATGATTTCACGCAGTATTTCCAGCGCATGGGAATCGAGCCAAAAGCAATCACCAACGAAGGAGCAACGCTTAAATCGACTTTCCACCTTGAGCCAAACGCAGAACAGCTAGCATTTTTGCAAGAATCCGCAAATCACCACGGCGAAACATTTCAAGCGTTTGTTTCAGAACGCAGACCAAACTTAGACAGCGAGGTTTTCCGCGCTGGATGGTATAGCGGACAGAAAGCAATCAACCTTGGACTAGCCGACGAAATTATCTGAAAATAATTCTTGACGTAACGCAATTTAATCAAAAATCGAAATCGAAATGAGCTTCAACCCATTCGCAAACAAATCAGACCTAGAAGCGGCGCAATCTCAAATTGCATCGCTTACCGAGGATCTTTCCACAGCGCAAGCAGAACTAACCGCAGAACGCGAGACAGTAGCAACGCAAGCGCAATCCATCTCCGACTTGCAAGCACAAGTTGCAACTCTCACCGCAGAACGTGACGCATCCGCAGAAAACTTGACGCAGGCACAAGGGCAAATCGAAACCTTGCAAGCATCGGTGAAAACTGCCGAGGCTAGCGCAGAGCAAAAGGCAGTGCAATTGCTCGCGCAAAACGGGCATGATGCGCCAATCAACGCAAATGAAGGAT